AATCGATGTTTTTCAGAACACCATTTCTTTATAACTCGCAAACTACAATTGGCTTCTTCTGCCATTTGTTCCATTGTCATATTTCTGTTAATATATCTTTCATAACACCAATTGTAATCTTGATAAACCGCTTTAAATTTTGAATTATTCTTTTTAATATATAACTTTGGAAGCTCTAATGAAATAATTTTAGATTTAACCGATCCAATACTTTTATGTAATTTTTTAGAAATATCTCTAACTAATACATCATTTTTATAATCATTTACAAGGGTATCTATTTCTTCCTGTGTCCAAGTTCTTTTTCCCATTACGCTTCCTCTAATTCATTTTCTAAAACTTTTTCGAAAATTGCTTTACCACAATCTATCGGTGCGCCTTTCGGCGGTATCGTTCTATTTTTCTTCCAATTCCAATATTTGATATTTAACGTTTGCATTATCGCATAATCTTTTAACGTTTCAATATCATTCATTGTTTCTTCGATTTCCAAATCTTTATCGAGAAGAAAAATAATTTCTTTCGGGTTTGCTTGAATAATCAATTTCGCTTGTTGCGTTGAAAGATTATGCGAGCCAAGCGCAACCGAAGAACCATATCCATATTTATCGGCAAGCATACACGACTTCTCGCTTTCAAAAATAAATAGTCTATCGCAACCGTTTATGCTTTCATAATTCTCCGCGTAATTGAATAATGACAAACTCACATTTCCAGGCAACGGATACATATACTTCGGAACGCCTTCTGGCGGAGTCCCATTATACCGTCCTTTGATTGCCATTATTCTTCCCGTGTTGGCATCACGCCAAGGAAAGACGATTCTGTTGTCATCTATATCAAAACGTACATCGTATTTTTTCTGCGTGTTTATGTCAATGCCGTCTTTTATCCAAAGAAGATTTGTAACATTAATATAATCATCGAGAACTGATTCATCATAAGTTTTAATCTCTGGCGATTTATCTTCGCCTATTCGATCATAAAACCCTCCGAATAGAGTCTGTTTCTCTTTTGGTTGCCAATCTTCTCCTAATCCCAAAACCGATTTGATTGAAGATAGCACAGTCCGAAAATCGACTTCTCGATTTTTCATAATATAAGCGATAACATCGCCATTGAATTTATAAACGTAGTCGGATACAAAAATATTAGGATTGTTGTTAAGATGAATTGAAATGTTTAAACCGCTCTCCGAATCATCGGAGCGCGCAAAACGAATTTCTTTCGAATTGACTTTAAACTTTGCATAGTCATATTTTTCAAGAAGTTCAACCAATTTATTCGGTTGTTCGATTAACATTTCTTTAAGATCCGAAAGCATATTTTTATCCTTTTATCATTTATATAAAAATTATACCACAAAACTAGTCATTTGTCAACTAATTTTGCGGCATAAAAGACCGATTTTATTTATATTTTTTATTGCCCAATACGTTTATGTTTTGGTCTGCATTTACAAGTTTCTGAAAATTTGGCATGATCGCCATCATATTTAAAAATATAACCAACGCCTGAGTCTAAACTGTCAGAACCTGACCTGCTCTTATCAATCGTAACGCATCTATAAACTCTATCTAATTCTGGAATAAAATCTTCTTCTGTCCAAGTACCGTCCTCTTGCAACTTTGACCTAAATGGTTTACAATCGTATGGACTTCCAGATTCGAATTCTTCGGGAAACATTTTTCTCATCATAATCAAATTTGAAAGGACTTCCTTAATCTGTTTCGAATTGCTCAATGCACTCGTATTTAAAAATAATTCGCCGATACTAGCAGCTGTCAACTGAATCGTGTAAAGACCAATCATGTTTTGTTTCTTAGCAATTGAATCTAAAGCGCGAGCATCCTTAATCAAATCAATCCAAAAGTTCTCGTTTCCACTTCCTTCGCCTAAACTTAATTTAAAAGTATCTACTACAAAAAAATCAATTCCGTTTCTTAAAGCTTCTTTCCGAATAATTTGATTACTTAAATTTGCATCGGCATCAGACATCGAAACGATTTTCAAGGAATTTGACATATTCTCTTTCCAATAAGAATTTGTCTTTCGAATCATCTCTCTATCTTCATCGGTTAAATCTCCGGTTTTCAATTTTTTCTTACTAATTTTCCAATAGCAAAAATAACGCGTAAGAATAATTAAAAGAAGAATAAGTTTTATATCTTTAATTGTCATTTCGTTTGTGATAAACAGCCCTTTTTGTCCGTGGGCTATCAACGAAAAAACAATATTTAACATCAACGTTGTTTTACCATTGCCAGAATGGCTTGCCAACGCAGTCGTTGTTCCGCGCGCCAATCCAAGAATGTTTTTTGAAAGAAAAGGATATAAACTTATATCATCACCGTTCACATCTTTCCCGTCATCACCAAAAGAAATTCCCGCGCCTTCACCTTTCATCAAGTCGGCTACGAAATCATCATCAAAGCTGATATATTCTTCGCCAGTAATTTTACTTGATGAATTATTATTATCAATGGAAATTTTTGAAAGTCTTTCTTCGTACCAATCAATTACATTTTGACACTCGAAATTTTTAAATAACTTAATCGGAGTTATTTCTTTTCCTTTATCGAGCGTTACCTTTTCGAAGAGATTGAAACCATTGTCATACAATTTTAAGATTACGTTGCTTTTATTAAACTTATCTGCAATCGCATCCCAGTTCTTGATGTCAACAACGCTCATTAATTTCTGAATTGCTCTAAAACCGCCCATTCCGTCAAGACGGTCTTTAACAGTTTCCTCGCAGTTAGACAAAATTGTTACTTCGTCCGTTACCGAAAAACCTTTCTCACGCAGACTACGAATCAGACAAAACAAAAATCTTCCCTGCTGTGTAATGAAATTATTCTCTGTTACACATTGCTTAATGTCATCGTAATAAGTCAAATCCGAAAATAAACATGCAAGATAATTCCCTTCAACAGTCATTCTTCCTTCAAGTAACTCTTCGGGGTACTTTTCTGTGATACCAACAACAAATTGCTCTTTATTTAACATTCAGCTTCTTCCTCCAATTCAGCAAGTGATTTTTTGCGTTTAGAATTAGTTTCTGCATAACTTCCCTTATTCTCTTTTACATCCATATCATCTTGCTTTGGAGCAAGAACCTCTGGTTCTACTTTATAATTTGGCAACGTATTATTGATAATCCCATTCAAATATTGTAAGCTCGCATAAGCAGTATAAATGTCTTTCTTTTGGAATGTTTTTTGCAAACTCCATTTTTCAGACTTCAAATAATAAATCAATGTGTCTTTATCTACAATCTTTTTCCATTGCACATAATATTTCCACAACATTGTTTTAGTATCTAATTTTTTGCCGATAATATCTACGACCAAATCATAAATCGGAGAAAGCTCTTCTTCATTAACTTTTGTTTTTCCGACTGCGGCGTGTTCTTTCCATTTTCCATAATGATCCGCGTTTACAAAATAAAGTTTTTTGTTTGTGGGAAGTTTTACCGAATAACTCGTTGCGGTTTCCAACATTTGCCCACAACCACATTTACAATAACTAAGTGACATATTTTCTCCGACGTTTTTTATAGGGCGAGATTTCTCCCGCCCTTATGGTTGCTCTAATTACAGACCAAGAATAGCCTCTACCTTTGCTAGTTCTTCTTCGGGAAGATTATCGAGTTTTGCTTTTTCTTGACCATTACCATTGGAGATAAGAATTGCTTTAACTTGATCTTTCAATTCTTTGTTAGCGTTTTTAAACGCTTCGCGTACCGCCGCAAGTCTTTCTGCCAACGAATAAACTTGTTCATCTTCACTTTCGGAACTATCGGCATCGAAAGGTGGCTCATCATCTTCGACTTCCGTTTCTTTAACCGTGTTTACAACAGGCTTTACAACTGGTTTCTCTTCTACTTTTGCTTTTACTTTAAAACCAGAAAGTTTCGACTTCTCCATACCACCTTCAACAATCTTGATGAAATCAGCTGCCATATTATCTTTGTCGAATACCATATATTCGGGAACTGTGCCAGCGGCAAATCTGCCACCCGCATCAATCATCGGAGTTCCACGGAAATAAAGTCTACGTTCCGTATCGGTAACAACGTTCTTCTTGTCATTACCGACTTGCTTCGTTTCAAGCGTTCTATCAATAACGCCAGTCAAACATACGTCAAACACATCGCCAAACGCGGCTTCATAATCAGCAGAAAGATTGGAAGTCAACTGCTGATATCCATCTTCCTCGAGCGCACCTTTATCTTTAATCGTCTTCAACTTTGTGTGTGCAATTACCCACGTTGCAAAACCATGTTGCTGCAAATCGGAAAGATAAGGCTTAATCAAATTATTCGCAGAATACTTTTCACCGGCAGTATATCCACCCATTGCCGCCTTAATTGAACGGCAAGGCTTTTGAGGATTTTCCTTGTTGCTGATTGCAATCGTTTTCTTGTCTGCAAGAAGAACAAGTTCATCACCAGTATCAAACGCAATAATTTTAATATGGTGTTCTACGCCATTGGTTTCGATGAGCCACTTCTTGAGTTCAACCAAATCTTCCCAACTTGTAGCCTGAACATAATTCAAGTTATCGAGAAGCTTATAGCCAACTTCCGCGCCGCAACCAACAAGAAGTCCATAGGAAGGATCTCCATATTTTTCAAGAATTACATCTCTAAAAAGGGTGGTTTTACCGAATTTCTTCGTTGAACGAAGATAAATCGAAATATTTGCAATATCAGCTTTAATTGTATTAATTTGAGGTTTAACAAATGCCATTATTCTTTATCTCCACTTAAATCTCGTCATCACCAAAAATATCGTCAGATTCTTCCTCTTCGTCATGATGAGGTGGAAGAAGATCTTCTTCCTCATAAACCGTATCTTCACTCGGAGAACCCCAGTTATTAAATCTATATTCTGTAATGCGAGGTCCATACGTTGTTCCGCCGGCTTTCTTCAGCTCCTCTTCAAGCGTTGAGAAACCATATTCGATGTTTTCTTTTGCCTCTTCGCCAAGCATATCTTCTGTAACACGTACAATTTCTTGCCCGTCAATTACATCAATAAGCATACCGATCGTTCTGTAATCACTGGATTCAGGACTAAAATCACGAAGTCTCTTTGCAAACAACCCTTTTTGCTTAATATCTTTTGGAATAATATTTACTTCAACAGGACAGAAACAATGACCTTCGCAACTATCAACACGGTAAGCGCTATCATAATAACTCGTATACGCATTGAACACAAAACCATCGGTTTCTGCGTTATCCTCAAGGCTTGCTCTACCGTAAATCAAATCTGCGTGAATTTGCATTTTATCCTCTTCATTTTCCCTTGCGAGATAAATTCTCTTCGGAACAAACGATTTATAAAACTGGGATTTATTTTCAGAATACTGGATTTCCACATTACCAAGAATTCTAAAACGAACATCGGCTACTTTCGGATTATCAAGAATATGTTTCTTTACATCATCAATGAAATCCTTTTCAAAAATATACTCTCTCACATTTCCAGGATTTTCGTCCGTACGAAGATCAAGAACATATTTCCCGCCCGCACTCACAGTTTTCAGAAGATCCGCATCTTCTCTTTCAGAATAAGAAATCTTCTTTCTGGTTGTCTTGTGTGTTTCACTATCCGTTACGGGCGCATAAATCGCGGTTTTACCTTCATTCACATTACCGCTCTTATCACCCCAATAACCGCTACGAATTTGGAACATATGACGGTTATTACCATTAATCGCATTAAATCTCAAATTCGTTTGCACCCAGCCAGAATCAAAAGCTCTTACTTCATAACCTTTAAACTTCTCACTGTCTTTGATTGCCTTCAGTTTACCAACAAAGGTAAAATTCATTGCCATAAAATTCTTTCTCCTTATAATCTTGCAATCCTTTCCGATTGCACTTTGTCTTTATTATATCACCTAAAAATCTTTTTGTCAAACGTTTTTAAATACTTTTCTTATCTTTTTTTATTTTTTTATTTCAAATTCATATGCGGGAATCCAATTATCATTTTCATCTTTTACAAGCAAATCTGAAAGCATATCAAATAAAAATCTCGGACAATTCACTTCTTTCCCATCGAGAATAGTTTTTCTTCTATCTTCTTCAAGAGCAACTAACCCCGTATCTTTATCTTCTCTTGTCAAATGAAATTCATTATCTTTGTTTTCTTCGATAAACTTTTTATAATCTTCTATCAACTCATTTTGATTTCGTTGTTTAATTTTTTCATAATTCAATTTAACCAATATTCCATCTGGAAACATTTCTGGATTATCATAATGTTTTAAACTCGGAAATCCAAGTTCCATATCTTTTGACAATTTACCCTGCATAATATTCGTCAACGCAATCATTGTTTGAATATCTTGTTTAGAATAATTGCTTTTATTGATTCTGTTAAAATTTCTTATAAATTCTCTATTCACTTCTTCTCCTATTCCTCAATGACTTTTCTAATATTTATAATACTATCTTCGCCAAAATATCTATTCGCAACTTCGGCAATCGCCTCGTTTTCGCAAACAAAAATAGTTTCATCTGGTTTCTGATATAAATCATAATAAATTGCTTTAGCTAAATCTTCTTTATCCGAATAAGAAATATTAACATCATATTCGTTCGCCAAATTTAAGCTTTTACATAAACACGATTGATATTTATCATCGTCCAATGGATAAAAATTTTCAGAGAATACAACGAAAACGCCGAGGTCACATTTAATTTCACAATTTTCTCCCTCGACATAAGATGCTGCCTTCTAAGTATAAAAATAACAAGGTTCACGTAGCTACAGCATAGGCATTACCTCCATTTTGTTTTTAATCGTTACTGGCGGGGGAAGTCAGGCTCGAACTGACACAGAGTGCTTTTAGAGAGCACCGCACTACCATTATGCTATTCCCCACTGTACAGTAATTTATATAATCGTGTTTTGTCAAATCTAAATTTGGCATTACACGTTTATAACATATATATTATATCACATTAGTTTTGATTTGTCAAGCGATTTTGCGTCCATTCGCATTGTTTTTTAGAAATTTCGCAACCAAAACAATTTATATCCATTTCCTTACATGCAACCAGAGTTGTTCCAGTCCCCATAAAAGGATCATAAACAACAAAACTTTTATCTTCTGGATTTGCATAAATTCGAAGTAATTGCTTGCACAAATCAGTTGAATAAGTCGCTTTGTTTAATGGGCACGGACCGTCATTATTCTTTGCTTCAATGAAATTAAAGATATTTTCATACGATTTTTGCCCCGTAGCGCGTAATGAAATTACCTTTTTATTTGCATAAAAAGTTTTTTCTTCACCTTTTCTACAGAAAACAAATATAAACTCAAAGATACGAGTTAAACGATTTGGCGAGCAATTATTCGGTAAAGCACTTTTCTTCTTCCAAACAATTACATCGGCAATCGTCCAATTCGTTTCTTCGCAAATCATATCGACCAATGAAAATAAATTCGCTGGATTATCGTTGCTATAAGAAAGATTATAAAGAACAACGCCGTTATTCACAACAATTCTGTCGAATTCATTGAACAGTCTTTTTGTAAAATCCTCATATTCTTCGTCTGTCATATTATCCACGTGTTCATCATATCTAATATAAGAATATGTTCCTTTTTTGATTTCCGTGTTTTCAAGCGTATTTTTCTTTCCCGCTTTCTTATTCGTATTATAAAACGGAGAAGTCAAAACAAGGTTTATTGATTTGTTTTTAAAACCTTTCATATTCACGAAACAATCTTCGTTATAAAATTCACGAAATGACATAATTTTCAACCTTCTAAAGGCGGGCGAGTGAATCTACAAGTTACGCGTCCAAGATGGGCGATAAGCATTTGTCCATATTCTTTGTTGTTTACAGTGAAACGAATTTCTACGCTTACAATACCTCTGGTATAAGTCCATTCTTCGGCTTTATCAACAGTACAAACTACATCACCTGGAATTTTCTCTCCGTTTGGTAGTAATTCATGCTCTCCTGGCTTAACTTCTAAAATCTCTCTGATTTCTTTATAAGTTTTTCCGTTTAACGCATTTCTAACATCTTTCGTAGTTATAAATACAGGTTTTTCTTTTAATTGTTCCATTAATTCTCTCCTAAATCAATATGATTTTTACGGACTTTATCTTCAATATCTTTTAATTGCTCTTTGAACTTTTTGTTTGTTTTAATCTGCATAACATCTTTTGAAAGTGAAGAACAAAATTGTTTTGCATATTCTCGTTTCTTTAATATTACCAGAGATTCTAAAGAATCATCCATCATTGGCGTTCCATTCTCAAAACATTCTGGATAATTTATTTTCAGAAATTCAACAAAACTTTCTTTACTCACAGGTTTGGTTGTCATAATATTCTCCTTGAATTTTATTACAAAGATATTTTACCATAAAAAAAGAGGAATGTCAAGTAATTTTGACACTCCTCTTAAAAAAAATAAAAATTATCTAGTTCCTATTGAAATGGTATTTGTTGCGCCAGGAATCCAAATATCAGCTGCACCAAATCCTCCCCAACCGCCACCAGAATTTGCATCTCCAGAACTACCTCCGCCACCAAGATATCCATCTCGATTCCCGCTCGATTCTCCTTCTCCTCCTTTTGCGCCATAACTTCCATAAAACAGTGAAGCTCCTCCTCCATTGGATACATGACCATAAGTAGGATAATATTGAGATGTACCACCCTCGCAAGTCCAAACATCTTTAAAATAAGGATGCTCATAATCATGTTGTTTAATTGGATTAGCTCCTCCTATTATACGGCTAGCCCCATTATCGCTCCCAAACTAAGTACTCTTTGCTCCGTTTCCACCAGATGCAGCACAGATAAATGTAGTATTTTTAAACCAAGATGATATAGTTTCTATTTCACTTCCATATAATTTAGTTTGCAAATCATTAGCCGTACAATTAAGATATGATAACCAATTTGTAGGAATTAAAGGATTGTCTGGATAAGATACATCTGTGTATAATAATACATTTCCACCAATAGCAGGTGTGTTACTATATCCATTTCCATATCCTCCATTCCCACCGTATAAATATGCTATGTCATATTCTGATTTATCTGGCAAAATTGCCTTAATTATTGTAGTTGAGCCTTTTGCGCCTTGATATTTATTAGTATCATCTCCACCATGACCTCTATATCCGCAATTAATTACTAATTTTCCACCTTTTTCTATAATAGCTGGAAATAAGGCAAAACCACCACCTGCTCCTCCGCCACCATTTTTTCCACCGGCACCTCCACCGGCACCAACAGCAGCAATAAATAGTTTTATAAAATCAACACCAAGACTATAATTATAGGTAGCTTTTGGATCTGCATGAATAGCATCATAAACAGAAAGTGTATTTTGAGATGTTCCTTCATCATAAGATAATGTTATCTATACACTTTCTGGTAAAAAATCTCTAGTGTATTTTATATTCGGATTTCCGCCCAAAACAGCTGTGCCCTCTTTAGCCAAATCAGATATACCATTAGAAGAATTGCCGACGTAATAACCACTTGGAGCCGCCATTGTCATACCACACTCTGTTAAAAATTTATCACCAGTGATATTGTTATTTGATATTTTATATGAAGTTGTTACATAATTACTATCAGTGGATGATAAAAAATTAGAATAAAAAATTTCCTTTTTATCTGTTCCTTCCTAATACGTGTAACCCGTTGCTTTAGGCATAATTATTTCGCCTCCAGTTCTTCTACTCTCTTTTTAAGTTTCTTAATTTCATCTAATAAAAGATATACTATTTTGCTTTCTTCGATTGATAAATACCCTTTGTCATCTTCTTTTACTATTTCTGGGCAAATTTCTTTTAAATCTTGAGCTAAACAACCGATTTTATTAGTTTTCTTTTCATCAGAAATAAAATTATAAGAATAAATAGGAAGATCTAATATAGATTTACTGGGTAAATATTCTACTATATTCTCCTTTAATCTTTTATCAGACATGGCATTAAAAGTACCTGCGGTCAAATTAGCCCATGTATCTTTTTCGCCAGCTTGAAAACCTATATTTGTTATTTTAGTCGTTTTATCATCAGGCGTATTTACATTGAAGTAAAGCCAATCTTCCTTTGTGGCGCCGCTATTATCAAAATTAATACAATTTTTATCAGAGCCAGATGAACCACTTGTAGTTTGATAATATGATGCAGTTACTTTTGAACTCGCAACAAAATCTTGTGCCTATATCGTTCTTCCTGTTGCATTATCATTAATAGCATCTATAATATTTTGCCCTTTTGTGTCTGGAATAGTATTATTCTCCGTTAATTTATTACCAGTTCCAATATAGATATCTCCTTTTTTTCGGAGTTGTTCTCTATTTTCCATAGAATATCTTACTGTAGAAGCCGTAGTTTTATTTTGAATTATTATTGCTTCACTCATAAACAATTCTCCTTTAATTTTTTCTTATTGATTCAAAGTAATCGGAAATTGCTTTCTTTTGCTCTTCTGTTAAACTCGAATCGTTTTTTAATCTTTCCAAAGCTTCTTGATAACTTTGATTAAAAATATCACCATAATATGTTTCGCCATTAATTACTTGGTTAGCTTTGGATTCTTTTGCTCCATTAGTATTTCCATCTATTATATCAGAATCGCTTCCACCACCATTATTATTTCCAGAATTTGAATTACCGCTACCAGAATCACTATCCCCAGCTTCATCTCCTTCCGTAGAATCTTTATCTTCATCGTCTAATGAATCTACTTCATCAAATAACGCGACTAATGACTTCGAATAATCATCAATTTCTCTAAATGGTGAAACATATCCATCAGACCAACCAACAAATACATATCCTTTATAGGGAAGAGCCATTAAAATGTGAGATTCGTCCGATCTAATTTCATAAAAAATATTATCAAAATTAGCTCCATCTAAAACCATAGTAGCATCATATTCTTCTAAATATTTATAATCAACAGAAACTCTACTTGAAAAAGAAATTGGTAATTGTTTTAATTCTTCTGCTTCTCTTCCATTTATTTTTTCAATATCATCATTCTTCTGTTTTTCATCTATTGCGTTTATTAAAGATTGGTTTTCGTATTTAGAATAATCAATTACAAAACCATGTCCTTCAACAGACACTTTTATAGTGTATTTTTGCTCCCCATGAGCAATAATAGTTTCTTTAATATTTGGAAACATCAATGATAAAGAAATAATCAAAGAAACAAAAGCTGTTGCAAAAATAGAAAATACGGATTGTTTTTTAAATCCGCATCTGAAATTATTTATATTAATTTCTTTTAAAGATTTTTCGGTATCTTCTTTTTGCTTTTTTGCAATAAAAGAATCATCGTCTTTTAATTCAATCATTGTCAAAACACGCTCTTCCAATCCAAGTTCATCTATCTTTCTTGCAAGAGCAGTTTCAGAATATTTAAACTTTTTAAAATATAAAATTGGAAACAGAATAGAAAATGTTATTATAAAAATTCCTAAACAGATTAAAAATTTATATTTATAATTTAAAATCCAAAAAGCTATTAAAAATGGAGCATTAAACAATAAGGAGATTGCTACAGAACACAATCCAGCCTTAATAATATTTTGCTTTTTAGCCTTTTCTTTAAATTTAATTAATACGTTTTCCATAAACAACCTCCTTATTTTTAAATTAACTTATTTTCTTAGCATATTGATTTGGAGAAGCTAATTCCACTCCAAGTACTTCATCAAAATGCTTTTGGAAGTTCGGACGATAACGCCCGAACTTCACTATGATATTTTTAAACTTTTTTAAAATAACTATTTTATTTTCAATTTCGTCTTCATTAAAACCAGTGTATATAACAATATCATCATCCGATTTTTCTCTGAAATCTTTTATAAATTGCAAAGTATCTTCAAATGTATCAAAAGGTTCTAATCCACCAATAACAACGGCTTCTGAAATATCATTATTTAAATATCTATCAATTAAAATCTTATTATCAATTTCAATTGTTTTACTTTTAACAAGTTCAGAATTTTGACACATTCCAATACAATTGGATTCTTTCTCGCATTTAAAACTGCAAGCCGTAGTTAAAATAAACATAGAAGTTTTTTTATAATTGACGAAATCTTCATATATAATATTTTTTAATTTCATGATATAATATTATCCTTATTCAAAACATCATACCATCTTCTCGCATTGAACTCTCTCTTTCTAATTTTTTGATATCCGCTTACTGGAGTATAAAAACCAACAACACGAGCATATTGATCAGTCATTTGTTCCCCACAAACAGGACACGTTTTAGTTCCAATGAAAGAATGTTTATGCTGACAAACATTAATTTTTGTTGTAAACGCAAAATAAATTACGCCTTTACTCGCAACATAATTCAACATTTTCCACGCTGTTTCTTCATTAGGAAAACGATTTTCAATATCAATATGGGCAATGCAACCGCCACCACATTTTGCATCAAATAAACTCCCCAATCTGCATTTTTCCTGAATAGTACATTTTTCAGTTAATGGAATCCATTGATTGGAATAAATATAATATTTATTTTGTTCGTAAATTAAATTATCTGCTTGACAAATAACTCCTGCACAATTTTCTGCCAACTCTGTTACTTTTAGGACCAATATAAAATTGGCGAAAACGGTTCTTCTTAGAATGTCTTTACACTCGACCGTTTTTCTCGCGTTTCATTAAGATTATATCGCGAAGTTCAGACTATCGCACCCTTATGTAATTCCTATAAGGTTTCACTATTTAGTCGTTCAGGCTGTATTTAAACTTGCCCCTTATTATCCATCTCTGGAACTCTAAGTCAATTAAGTGAAATTTACTAATTATAGTTTATGGATTATTCTATAATATCCCCACACATTTTTAGGGATCATTTCAACATTGAATGTAAAATCACATTCAAAGTTATCTTTTACATTATTAATTGTGTCAAGAATTTGCGTTGCAAATTCAACGGCTTCGTCAGAATAAGATTTATTTCCAAGTTCGTCAGATTTAATTAAACCAAACAAATCCATTACTTCATACATTCCGATGCCGCCGATTGTACAAAATTGTTTATCCAATTCAACAGCGCCCTCTTGATAATTTGGAAGAAGCCCCTTTTCAATATTTCTCTTTAAAATATATCTCATAGAAGTCAATGCTTTACAATCAAGCAAAACTCTGTCTTTTAATATTTCAATATACTTCTTCTTATTGAATTTAGACTCATAAGCAATGCGAACAAGATTGATAGTACTTACGCGGCAAGAACCAATACTTAATGCCGTACCTCCGATACTATTAATAAATCCGCTAATTTTCTTAGTATCCGAAAGAAGCCTGCAGCAATTACTCAGTACCCCAACATCACCACTTACAAAGAAATTAGAATCAGACCACTCAATATTATGGCTCGATGACCAGCGAGCAAACTCTTCGTCTTGAAATTTCCCGTCTTTATAAAGGAGTGAATATGTCAAAACTGGAAAGGTAAACATTTGTTCTTTTCTTACATCGCTTACAACTTCCATAAATACTTTTTGACAATCAATAAGTTCTTCGATTTGATCGATTACAAATGAACCGTCTGGAAATTCAATACCACCAAATAATGATTCAAGATAAGGTCTATCGAAAATACTAATATTAGTAAATGCGCATTGATCAATTCTTAAAAATGGTTGATTCAATCTATAAATAAGCTTCTGGAAATTTTGTCTTAAATAAGTATTTGGATCTTTAAGATAATATCCATTCTCAACATCATTCTTCCAAAAATAATATGCCCAAATAAGAATATTCGGAAGACCAACCGCGCCAGATTGTCTATTGCTTAAAAATGATACAAACTCAATTACATCATCGAAAAACGTAGTTAAATGTTTCGGCGGTTGATTATTATAATCTGAAATAAAGAAAAGTCCTTCGGTTGCCAATCTAGTTAAATCGTTAGCCCAGCAATACGCAAAGTAACTCGCGGTAGAAGAATCATTCAAATATAATGCTTTACTGAATTCTGCTTCAAGCCATTGCTTCGCGGTTCTAAGTCCCCACATTTCTTTAATTTCAAGGAAAATCTTATTTAAACCGAAAAGTTTATCTTCACTCTTTCCTTTCTCTGTCATAAAACTACGAATATCTTTATGTCTTGCATTGGCATTTGGATCGATTGTGGCATCTGCCATTGTATCATTTTGAATAAACTTGCTTAAAAATTCAGAAAAATCTAATTGGCTCGAATGAACACCATTAATATATTCAAAATCTTCGCCATATTTCTTTTTTAAATCTTCAAGACAACGCTCAAAATCTTTATTCAATTTCAAACTTATTTCCATACACATCAACCCCCAATCTGTTCTTTAACCCATTGAACGGCTTCCTTAAATTCCATAATTTTACCGTCAACATCGAGAACTGGAGCCGTTTGAAATCCCTTTGCTAACATTAAATCCAAATCTTCACAAACTTCATATTTGATTTCAGATTGTTCTAATTTCTTTTCTAAAATTTTACACTTTGGACAATGTACAGTATATAAAACAACTTTCATCATTTCACCTCGTCGGAAGAACCAAATCCGCCCTTTCTGCCATTATCTTTTTCTTTCCCGTAAACATACTTATCATCATCAGTAATATAATATTTCAAGAAAACACCCTGAGCGATACGATCGCCAACTTTTACCGAATATGGTTCATCACTTTTATTCTCAAGACAAATTGAAATATTTCCATCATTACTCTCGTTCCCCGCAAAACTCGCATCTATAATTCCGACACAGTTCTTCGGAACTACGCCGTGTTTACAACCAAGTCCAGAACGAGCATATATATTAAGCACATTATCAAAATACATTAGCGCTTTTACATCTGTACAAAAAATGTGCGACTCTTTCGGATTAATAACATAATTTTCCTTGCTGTAAAAATCGTAACCTGCCGACTTAGCATCACTTCTTCCTGGCAAACGAGTTTTTACATTGGGAAATTTCATAAATTCTGGTTTTACTTCTTCAAAACTTCTCATATAAAACGAACCTCTTTACTTAAAACTTTCTAAACCAAAGACTTCCACCCTTGGCTTTGGAATATATTATAGCATATTTTCAATCCAAAGTCAAGGGATTTCGCCTTATTTCCAACAATAAAAAGTTACTTTTATTATTTTTCTTTTTATTTGTTTTATTTTATTATATTTATATTATAATATTATATATAATATATATTATTAATTATATATTAGCCAGTTATACCAGCTATTGTAGCGTTCCAACTAACATCAATAGAACTAACAATGGAAACTCCTTTCGGTGTATATCCAATGGTTATATAGTAAGCATTTCCGCTTTTACAATTAATTTGCTTTCTTACTTGCCCATCACCAATGGCCCATGCCTAATCGCTTGTATTTAAAGTAATGGTAAAATCAGCTGTTGCTTTAAAATAAATTTGTGCAGCATCATTTACAGTTTTAAATCTGGATTCATCAACAGAAAGAGTAAATCCACTCGATATATTACCAAGCTCATAAGACTTATTAGGAACAACTTCCGAGAGAGTTGTCTATTTTGTTAATCCAGTAGAAACTTGCACCCAATCACTAAATGTATTACTATCGTCTTCGCTCCGAATATAAATTTCATTTTCGGTACTTATAATCATTTGGTTTACAATACTACTATCAGATCTTGTCGTATATACGTAAAGAAGAAAATCGCCCAATCCTGTTCGAGGAAGATTAGAAGCTTCATTTCCATAACAACGATAAGTTCCACAGGTCTTATAATTATTTAAATCACTACCCTCTGAAATAGGAGTTGCATTTTGCAGCATTGCTGTATTTTGTCTAATGTTTTGCGCATTAACAATTTGCATAAGTTCTGAACCAGCTGTTTTACTTAAGTCGGCATTATAGACTTGTGCTCTACCATCACTATCTCTTGAAATTAACAATCCGCCAGCTACCGAAGGTGTGTACATCAAGCGAGTAACGTTACTTTTGCCAGTTCCAGTTTGTGCATATACAAACGAACTGCCTTCGGGAGTCATAATCGGAACAAACTTATCATCAGATTCCGTTTTGGTATAATAGCCAGATAAATCTAAACTCAAAGTCGATAATGTCCAAGCACCAGTAGACATATTTACTTTGAAGAATTTATTTAATGATTGTTTATCATCTGTACTTACACAGCCATAATAATTAAATGTAACACTGGAGCCTTCAGGAACAAACGTTGAACTCTGTTTAACTAATCTATAATATTCTTTATTAAACACAATATAATTTGTTTCTTGATAATTTAATTGTCCTAATGCAAAAGAATCAAGAGTTCCAGATGTTGCAGAAGCACTACCAGAAGGTTTTACTGCCTCATCACCGAACTTCTTCGTCTATTTACTAATTGTATAGGTAGTACTAGATCCAGATTGATATAAGTATATTGTATTAATATTAACTTTGCTATTATAAGTAGAGCCAATAGCAATGGTTGCATAAGATCCGCCGCCTTGAGGAAGAGATTCACTATCAAGCTCCGCACCAGTAACTTTAATTGTACCATTAGTTTTATCAACACTTGTTACCTTTCTTCCAGCAGCACCGGCTAAATATCCGCCACTTTTTGTTCTAAAATCAATCTGCACACAATTAGAAGGAATTGAATATAAAAAAGACCTCCAATTCGAAACATTTATAATTCCAGTTCCGTCGTTGTCTTCTGTTATATACGCATCCCCTAATTTTGTCGATGGATCATTTGACAAATAACAAATATAAGATTTTGGATCTGCGCTTGCTGGGAGATCACTACTTGTAAATGTTTTTTTAGAAACTGTTATTGTCTTATTTGTAGAATCTATTGCAGTAATTCTAATACCATTATTTACAGCACCAGAAATCTCATCTCCATTTGCACTGTAGAAATTTAATTCCATACCGACTTTTAATTTGGACACATCATCTACGTTAATAGTACTTGTACTACTTGTCGAACTCGTCCAAGCATAAGCGGCAAAAACATTAATCTTTAAATAATCATTATAGATACATTCAAATTGTACAGCTTGATTTGTCGTATTTGACGATAAACATTTTCTATAAATTAAACCTTCATATATAATAAATGAATTATCACTTTCTGACAATCTTGCGTAATCAGCAGCAGAAACTTTTCCGTCTGTGCTTTCTACAATAATAGCGGTTTCTGGAAGGTCGCTTTCAGATAAACTAGTTATTTTCCCTGTTTTATCTTGAATAATTCCAGAAATATACTTCCCATCAGAAGCTGTTCTAGTCCCAGATAAATCAGTAGATGTTACAGAAAGTGTATTGCCAGATTTTGTAAGATTTGTGATAACGCCATTGTTCGCTATTCCGCTCAAATCATTTACATAGTTTGATAAATCTATATCGGTGTTTCCGATTTTTTCCCAGGAATAAGTCTTTGTTACTGTTCCATTCTCTAATGTAATATATTCATCATATCCATCACCGACTGCATGAGAATGTGCAACTAAATAAATTTTTCCCATTGTATCTGCACTTGGAGTTGGTAATGTATCTACAACTACATATTGAAATTGCGTGATGCTGCTAATTGCCGTATCTACATAATTTTTAATACCGCCCGATGTTACATAATTATTAGAACCAGCTGTGGGCGTAGAATCCTATCCAGCATTAACTACACTACCCAAGCCAACATCTGCCTTTGTTAAAGAATCTTTATATGCCAAAGCTTTTAATCCTTTAACCGACACATCTGTTCCATCAACAGCTATAGTACCATTCGAATTACCAGTAGTAATTTTTTGATGTGATTGTATAGCGGTATCTGCTTTATCTAAAGATGATTGGACACCAGACGATAAATCAGATTTTGGAATACCATCGTCTGGTTTTATATAATACCCATCAGTAATAAAGGGTAAACTAGAAACAACCGTATTTCCATCGCCAACTTTAACTCTTTCGTAGTCGTATGTTGAATCTATATCATAAATAATAATTTCACCCAATTTTGGTACGAAAGTTGTTGCTTTTTTCCAATTTACCTCAGTATCATGTTTTTGTATAATTCTTGTTTTAACAGTTTTCTTATGTGTTGTTGAACCAATATCCGGTGCTGGCATTTTTATAATCTCCTTTAATTTATCATTTTCAAAATTTTGAGATTAATTTTCACTATCGTTTTCAAGTGAAATTATTTAATCATCTATAAAATCAGAAGCACTTCCGCCATCTATAAATTCGATAATAGAATCATCTGTTTGACTTGCCGAAAATATTTCATTATTATCAGAATCGAGCAATTTACCGTCTGGAAGTGTTGTGATTGCTCCTATATCTTCTGCTGTAATAGTGACGTCTCCGACCTTCCCATTAACAGAGGTTACGCCACCACCAGAACCGCCAGTTTGGTATGTTATATTCTGTATAACAGTACCGCTATCGCTGGCAGAAGTAAGTATTCTTAAACTTTCATTTGTAGGTCCGCATTTAGCAATTATAAACGCGTTAGACAATTGATTTTGAATCATATAAACAACTGCCAAATCTCCGCTTTTAAAATCATAAATAGATTGATTGGAAATATTTGGTATAATTCTAACAGATTCAAAATCAGAAAGCATTTTAATATTTACTGTACCATCTTCATTTACACTATCAATTTGACAAATCTCTACTTTATCTTGTTTACTTTGTTCTTCCTTGATAAGGGAACGTATTATATTTAAGAAGCTATTTGCTTGTTCTGCATTGTTCATACGCCTCCCTCCTTATTATTTGTTTGTAAATGAAAGATTATTTATATTCGAACTCGAAATCGACATTGTTCCACTATAATCAAGCGAAAATGAAATCGATTGTACGAGGAATTTTTCATTTTCTATGCCATAGAAACTATCTGTAATTTCTATTAAATTATTAACTTCTATTAAAGGATTTAAAAGAGCTTGATTTGACACACTCGTTTTAACCACACTTACTTTTCTCAATTCATAATCCGCTCTTTCCTATGCGAGATAATCAGAAGTAATCGCGGAATCATTAATTATAGAACCAGTTCTATAACCGATTCTAGAAACACTAATAGGTGAATCTGCCGCGTTATTAATAGATGAAGCGCGACAAGTACTTCCATTCACATTTGAGCCTATGACAATAATCTTATTGACTATATCTTCAAAAGAGAAACTATAGTTATGTGTCATCAAATCGCCATTGTCTGCATTAAAAGAAAACAAAACTGGTTTATCTGAATCATTTATAACTTCTTGTTTCGGAATAAGTGTTAAATTACCGTTTACGTTATAAAAAACTTCTGCAGAAAGCATTTCTGCGAGTTTTAAAATGATAGAACCATAGTTTGCCCCTGCAGATTCAGATATCTGAGAAATTACTTTTTTACCTTTAAACAAAGAATTATAAATAATATCCTTTGAATCCAACATAAACCCAGAACCATTATCTGAATCTAATATGTTGTTTATAACTTCTTCAATATCCTCTCCGACATTAATTGTATAGGAATACTCTAAAGTTCCACTTTTTCCCTCCAAAACCGAAAACTTATCAGCGGTTTCTATATTTACTGTTTTTGTATCAGAAGAATTATCAACACTTTGACTTTGGCAAGAATAAATCCCCTTTCTAAACCAAACAACGCTGTTTTCGTCATTATTCAAATTAAAACCGATATAAAAAGAGAATTTTTGTCCAGTCCAAAAATGATTAATTGAAGGGGTGTACTCCCCGTCATTATTATTCAACTAAAAAGATAATGTTCTTCTCTGACCACTTTGATAATTTTCTGAATAACTACCGCTCAAAATATCTTCGTTTGGAATTTCATATCTCTCTGTTTCATCCGTATTTAAAACATAAATTTTAAATCTAGGTTGTATGTGTTTACTTTTAATATGATCTTCAATATAAGAAAAATTATAATATTGACCAAATAAATAAGGAGAGGTAATAGAAATTACCTCTCCGCTTCCTTGCAAAGAAAACTAAGATGAATTATAAATCATATTTACCTCTCCTTTTTATATTTTATCTAATGCCGCAAACGGCATACATAACATTGTCCACATAACCAAATCCTATATTGTAAGATGTCCCCTTTTTAGCAAGGAGTACTCCGTTTTCAACATCTCCGCCTATAAGAGTTGTATTATCTGGAGGTGTATAAGTAAAGTTACCAGCAGCAGTAAAATTAATTTCCGCCTGAGAACATTGACGATTTTTGTAATATTCGTCATTAATTGTTCCAAAGGTTGTTGTTAATCCATTAATAGAACCCAAATTATAAGTGATATTGTTGTCTAATTTTACAGTAGGATTTGTTCCAGAAATAGATTGAATATTTCCTTCTGCTTCAAGATACAAATCTTTATCTGTCTTATTACCTACTAGTTCAACACCATTTATAGAAGGTTTATTAGAAAGAATATTATAATCCATAACTGGCTCATCTCCTCCACCAGAAGAACTACCATTTGTATCAGTAGTAAATCCAGTTGTTTGTATTATTCTTGCATCCTCAGCACTCGCTATTTCCGTCCAACTAAAATTAATAGTTATCGGTTGTTTATCCCATGATTCATTGATAGAACTTGAAAATTCAGTTATTTGTATAATGAATGATTGACCTTTCGAATTTTTATAAAGCTTAGGGTTTCCAGAATTGCAAACCTTTTTCCACTCATTCAACATATCAACGCTATCATTAGAAGTAATTTTTGTATCAAATATATTGATAACGCGTTCATCTATACCGCATTGATCTAACAGTTTTTTCCAACGAGATTCTGTATACCCACCATATACTTCACTAGAATCATATGACAAACCCCAAGAAACACTACCATCTTCATTTCTAATAAGAACGTAATTCGTTGTCAAAAAGTCAAACGGTAACATCTCCGATCCAAGCAAACAAGAAACAGAACTTGTTGTATAATTCTTCTTCCCATACGAGAAAGCAGGATATTTCCCAAGAGTATCTTGTTGTGACTTCGATATATTTTGCTGTTGTTCACCAGGTTCTACATTGAATTTAAATAACCAAGTTTCATCTTCGGATGTTGTATAGACATTTTCTTCTGTTGTTCTATGCAATTCTGAGATAGACCAATAATCCCATTTTGTTGTTATAGGGAAATGGATTTCTCTTTGAGTTGCATTACCGCCGTTTTGATCGGTTAAATAAATTATGTATTCATAGTTTCTATTAGTAGTCACATTATAATCTATAACACGAGAAACATTATCTTGCAATATTACTGGATGCAATATCTTTTCATAATATACTTGATTGTTTTCATCTCTCCAAACTTCTCTCTTATAGATAGACCTTTGCGGAGGTGTTTTTAACTCTTTGGATACAATGCCATCTGGAAGTGGCATTGTTAAACCATCTACGGGTTCATCTGTATAATTTAACGCAAATAAAAAATTATCTTTTTGTGAAAGCGTATTATATGTTTCTTTTGATGAAACTACTGGAAAAAACCGATTAGAAGAGCTTGATTCATCTATGTTATAAGTATATAAATAAGAAACGCGGGAGGCTCTAGAAGGAATTCCTAAATTATTTGGCTTAAAACCGCTGCTTATACCTATTTTAATATTAGCCATTTTTAACCCTCCCCATTAACGATAGATAATTGATAATTAGATCTATCGAGATAACACTGGAATACACCAAAAGTATTTTGATCCGATAATGTTGTATTATCCAATTTTAAATTCAAAGCATTGGTAATTGCCCTATTTTGAACTGGATTAGTAGAAGTCAAAGATAATTCTGCATCTATATCGGTGGCTGCTGTACTAACCTCGCCCTTGATTCCATAAGTTATTTCATCATTCTCGTTTCCACTCCATTGGACATAGAAATCCAATGTTTTTCCAAATAAACGATTTTTAATTGTAACCAATGAATCATCAGAATTTCTCAAATGTTCTGACTGTGTATATTCAGTAGTAATTTCGTCTTCCCAAATATTGTCTTCCCTAAGTTCATTTGTATCTTCCCAAATATTATCTTCGATGTTTTCTGTTCTATTATTTACTCTTCGATAACAATAATAAATAGTGGTAACAGATCCATTTAAGGCAACTATTGTAGGAATGATTATTTCATCATTCTGATCCATCCAAAGACTATAAACCTTAGTATTCTGAGGCAAATTTTCAATTGATTTATTACTAGATCTTAAATCATTATTTATAAATATCGGTAAATTATAAAATACATCTTTATTATAAAGTGCGTCTATATCATCGATTTCATAAATCATTTTATCTATTTTAATTGGATTATTACTAATTACATCATCAACATTATCTGTTGCATTATAATTTATAAAATACCAATCCGATCCATCAATAGAAAGTTTATTAGCTCCCATTGGAACAACGTTAGATGGTACATATGATAAATAATAATTATTAGCACTAATATAAGAGCTATAAGATTGAGGGAATAAATCCGTTGTAGAATTTCCGAAGAAATATATATTAGAATTTTTTCCAATTAAATACTCTCCGAGCTTATAACACTCAGCATTAGGGAAACCAACTTCATACCCTGTTGGCCATTGATTTTCTGGCAAATATAAATCGTCTGTTTTTAATACAAGGCTCTTTTTATTTCCGCCATCAGTATTTATCTCAACATTTAAAAATTCAGATGAGTACTATCTTGTGTTTATAATAACTCTTGTAGAAAATTCAATACCTTTCGATTGATTAAATTCTATATCTTGTTTAGATGGAGCGTTCCAAGAATTCAAACCACTATTCCCATAAACACTATCATATAAAACACCTTCTGACACATCGGATATTTGCATCTATCCTCCGCCATAAGTTACTCCGTTTGGATTATTTGCATAATTATTATCGGTTTCTATTAGATAATTTCTGTCTCCTAAATTCGGGAATATATAGCCGTATTTATCTTCAAACCACATATCAACGCCAGTTAAATCACATCTAAGCCCGTAATTAGCCCAATCTTTTTCTTGTTCTAATTCTACTGTAAAATCGGTGTAGACGGCAACTTTTTTTGTTATAATCGTACCATATTGATCCGTTAATGTTAAAGATATAATATACCAGTGATGATCTTCTGCCAAACCATAAAACGTGTATTTTATCTCTTTGTCATATCCAATCTCAGATTGAAGAATTAAATTGTCAGTACCTAAATATTGTGTTAAAGCAGAAATAGCCGCATTTTTATAGGCAATTTTTGCAGCTTCTTCATCTTCTTCGTTTTCATAAACATTTGGTACATCATAAAGAAACCATTGATAATTTCTCCATTGAACTAAATTATTCTGATCGTATGTAGCCTACGCAAAAATACTCCTCTCTTTTGTGTTGCAAGTATTGTCATCATCAATATCAATATTTGCTCCACCAGCAACTCCACGTAATTCTAAAGTTACGGTAGGACGTTCATATAGACTAAATTGATTTTCGCTACTTGAACGGAAAAACGTTTTAATAGAATAAGGATTTAAAGTATCAAATGTGATGGTATTGCCATATTGTATTGCCCAAACAGTTGTATTTAATCTTTGTATCTTCGAAGATACATTCTAACTATTAAATATTTTATCTCCAATAGAAATAGCAGTTGAAGGACCTATAAATGCAATATTTGTATTGTCAGCTTGTCCAGAAACATTCATATTATTTTTATAAATTGGAGCGTAATATTTTTCCTTTTCGTTCTATGGATAAATTTCAACGGCTTGTTCTAAATCAAATTTTACAGCCGTTTCATTAATCGTCCCAGTAGTTACATATCCTCCTTCGTCTTTTGGAGGATAGGCTTGGATATTATCTCCGGCATATTTATCCCAATCTTCAATATTTTGATGAGTATCTAATACTACTTTATTTGTTAATTCCCCAAATGTATCAGCATCAGAAGATCTATACCATTGAATTGTTACTTTATAATATATATATGTATTACCGTTACCATCTACAACTTTAAAATTGTTATCTAAATTAATCGTAGGGGTTTTAGGAATCCAAATACCATTATATCCAGAAGAAGTAGATGTATTTGGAATAATAACCTCGGATGTTGCTCTATTATCTACAACAACACCGTTCTCATCTGTTTCATCTCCATTTATTTTTGTTTCTGGATCAAAACTACCGTATTCCGTATTAAGAACAATTCTAGTCTAATCAAAAACGACTGTCGGAGAACTACTTCCAGTTGCATCTTCAACAGTTCTTGCAAAGAACTCATATCCACCCGTCTTTTCTTTAGAAACCCAACTCGGCTTTTCCTATATCGTTATTGTATTTAAACAAAATGCGAAAGGTTTGTTGTACACACTTTTAATAGCATTTGTAATGTCATCGTTATTCGTAATGGTATTTTTGCATCCAACAAAAAATGTTTGTTGTAAATATGAAACAGAAGAATTTGAACTAGAATTAAAAAAATATTTAGGAATAAAATATACGCCATTGATGCAAAAATCAACTTTGTCTTTTGTGCTTATATTATCTGGATCATTGCTCATTTTAAAAACTCTAAAAATATTAGATTGTTCAATTTGCCCTTGCGTGAATCCATCTTGACCGATTTGAGGATAGATATGACCAAGATAAGAATCATAATCTTTTATTCTAACTCTTGTCCCAACCTATTTTGCGTTATTATTTTTTTCTCCATATTCCCCACTTATTTTCGAAGAAATTTGATAATCATTGCCTATTTGCAAACTAGGATATTGATATAATTGAATAAAATAATCATTATAAATCTGATCACTCGGATAACTTTGGATTCTTTCGTTTGTAGAACCAAGAATCTTTCCATTAGCAACTGTCATATCATAATATTTATCATTAATCGGTTCACTTTTTTCATTAGCAACCGCATCTTCACCTAATTGATATAAAGTAATTGACCACTTATACTAACTACCATTAGTTAATTGAATCTGATTAGCTTTTTTATCTTTTACTTTTTTATTAGCACTATCATAATAAACCATATTGTTTATTATAGTTGTCGTTGTTTTTGAAAGATCATTAAAATCACTTTGTTTTACGACGAAAGGAATTTTTAAATAAGTGCCATTTAAACCAGTATTCAAATCGGCAATCCCATTTGTTTCAATAATAGAACCAACCTTTTGAGTATCTGCATTTAAATCTTTAATATATGAAATATTATCGATAGCATTTTTCCCGCCAAAAGGAAATACTTGATTATTATCGCTATCATAGATAGTTATAGCATACCCGTCAATTTTTGTGTTTGACGTATCTATTTTACATTGAAAATAAATTGGTCCTTCGTCCAAATATGTAATATCAAAAGCTGTTAAATACGGCGAACAATTTGTCGGTTTAAAAACTGCCATAATCTTGCCTCCTCTTTTATTTTTATATTGAGTTGTGGCGGGCGGGAGGTATCTCACTCGCCACACCCAAACTTATTGGTGGAGTATTTAGTTTATAGTGTAAACACCCCAAACCACTACTATATTAAATTTTACTTCTTAATTTTATAAATTTCCTCTGGAAAATATTTTTCCATAAATGCAGTTCCTCTTCGGGTTGCATCTCCTTCAAACCAGATAGAATCATAATGAGGATGAACTCGTCCTTGATGCTTCGGAGCTTCAAAAAATACAAGCCAGACAATCAAAATAATTGCATACAAGAACAAAATCAAAAATACAATAATCGCTGGCAAGCAATCGGTGAATACGCCAATCATCATCGGAATAAAGAACACTGCTGCAAACAAAGTGCAGAAAATTGATAAAAACTTAATTTTATCTTTCTCTGTATCACAATCAAATAAGAAATACCTAACTGCGCTTGGTATACAAACAACAAATGGCATTAAAGGTCCAAGAATTATATTTTGTAATCCGTGTCCGTGTTCATGACAATAAGTTGATATTGGAGATTTTTTATCGCTAATAAAACCGAATCCCCAATTAGATCCGCCCCAATATTCTCCAATGATATTATAAGTGCATAAACCAAATCTTTTCGGTTTTGTTTTTGTAATTAAACATGAGCCTAATACAGCAAATAAACCAATAAAGCTCATTATGAATCCCCAAGTAAATGAAAGGAAATAAAAACCAATCATCATAAGAATTCTTTTAGACTTTTTCATTTTTTATCACCTTAAGCACCAGCTGCTTCGTAAGTACCCTCAATACCACAAATCGTAACACCCTTTTTAATGTTATCCGCTGTTAAATTAGCAGGTTTTGTCAAAGTAACAGATGAGAAAACTTTTCCAGCAGAAGGAGTAAGAGTTTGATCTCCGTTTGAGAAATCGGGTTCAACTGTTTTCGTTTCAGTTGGAGTTGCGGGAACATTAACGGTAACTTCGTAAAGACCATCATACCCTTCATCAGGTTCTACTGTTCCATTCGCAGTCACTGATTTTGTCTGCAAATTCGGTTGAACATTTACAGTCACTTCAGAATATCCTTCAAGATCTTCGTCAGAAGCTTTATAAACTTTATTTTCTGTAGCTTCGAGAGTACCAAGGGCAGAAGGAATATCACCACCTGCAATATAAGCACCATTTTGAAGAACATAATTTTTCTGAACACCATTTTCAACAATGGTAACGACAGAACTATCAAGAGGAATCCCATAATTAAAACCATTACGGGTAATATATGGAACATTCGCAGGAACATTTGCAAGATCATCAATCGTATCAGCGAAGAAATTTAAAATATATCTTTCGCCAACTGGTTTTGCATAATCTAAATAGTACATAGTTTTTTTCTCCTTGTATATTTATTTGAAATAACGCGATATATTCCAATCGCGTTATTTCATTATTTAATTTAATTGCTGTGCCTTGTATTGCCAGCGGCAGAACGCAAATCAATCATAAATCTATTCATATCAAATCCACTATCAGCATTAAATGTTGCATAAACAGTTCCGATATTTGTAGAATTATCATTATTCATAGAATTAGATTTATCAATATTCGGCATTTGGCTTCTAAGAGTAGCAATAAGATTTGGAGCAATTTCACCAAGAGTAAATAAATTCTTTGTAAGATCGGCAGGAACAATACCAGAATGAGAAGGAAGTGATGTAAGCGTGCCTTGTGGTGTTACAATTGCTTCCGTACCAAGTTCGTTAATATATGTTTTTCCGCCAGAATAATCGTAAGAACCCGTTGCTTTAGACTATATAGTTGAAGCTCCAACCGTATCATCGGCTAACTGTATAAAAGCTCCCCCAAAATCTCCAAATGCAGATTCTAAATATTCTTGCGGATTTTCAACAGTATATAATTTACCATTATTCTTATACCATATCATATCATCATCGTAAGTATTTACAACTAATACATCGTCTGGTAAATCTTCCCATTTGTAATATAATTTGCGGTCATCATTATCTCGCCAACTTTGAAAATTTCCAAAACTTCCATCTTTTTGCCTTTTTGCAAAAAATGCTTGTACTTGACTGCTTTTTATTCCTTCTTCGGCATGTTTATTTGCTAATCCAGGATTTGATGCAAGCTTTTCGTCACTTTGTATTATTGTAAATGTAAATTTACTTCCTTCATTATCCCAAGTGCGCTAATTTACATTCTTACTCCAAATACCCTTTGTAGCAACAGTAACCTCTTCTCTTTCCGCATTTGGATCATCTACTCCAAGCCCACTGCTGCCAGTCTAATTATTTGCTTCGTCTGTTGAAGGCTTAGTATTTTTTTTAATAGATTTTTCAATATTCTTACGAATTTTATCTGCATATTCTTGACTACTCATTTTTTGCAGAGCATCAATAACATTAGAATGATCTTTATCAATACCCAAACCATTTTTAATTAATGTAACAGCATTGACTAAATTATTTAAACTCTCGTTGTTTTGAATAGCTTCCAAAATAGCCTTTTGTTGGTTCAATTGATCAATTTGATATTGCAAATCCTCTTCGGTTTGTTGTCTTTCCAATTCATCAATCTTATCTTGTGCTTCTTGAATTGCAGAAGTATCCGCCTATGCAACAAATCCAATACCAGCTCGATAAACCAACTTTTTCTCTTTCTTTGCATTTTCAAGAGCATCGCGTGCCTTAATTAAATCAAGCTCTTTTTTTCTTTGCTCATTAATACTACCAAGCTGTTCTTTTATTGATTGTAAATTTTCGATTTGTTTATCTAATAATTTATTTTCATACTCAATTACTTTATCTCTATATTCTTCTACATATTCACTCAAAGTAGATGAATACTAAGAAACGATTGTTGCCCATTCGTCAGTTAATTGATCCGTCCATTCAATTTCCGCCGAAGAATAATCTTTGGCGTTTTGAATTTTTGTTAAAACATCCGCATCTAAGCCTAAATCTTTAGCTCTATTTTGAAATATAGACCACAAACTTGTATCTGTTTTGGCAGATTCGGCAACCTTTCCAGCATAAACCAAACCATAACCGGTATTTGGATCCGAAAGTAAAGAAACAATATTTTTTATAATATTGCTCTAAGAAATACTACCATCTTCACCTTGTAGTAATTCTGGATACGTAGAAATGATTTTTTTCATATTCTCAGCTGTCAATTCAGAATCTTCACTTAAATCAGAAAAAATATCACCAAGCGTTTCGAATTTATCAAGAAAATCTGTATTACTACTCATAACATCGCCAAGAGTAACAAATCCGATTAAATCTTTTAATCCTTTCGCTTGTTCTTCTGTCAAATTTAACCCATGCGCTATATTTGCAATATTTTCAGGATTAGATTTATTTATCTTATCTATAATATATTTAGCGTCTTCATAAGTAGCTACACCAAGGAAATCTCTTATCTTATCTTCATCCTATGTATTTATAAATTGATATAACTCATTATAACCACTAATTCCATTTTTATAGAATTGCTTTAACCAATCCTCATTTTCGATTGCGTCGGCTAGATTGTAACTATATTTTTTTGTTATAACATTATATTCTTCATGGGTTTTAAGCTCAGCTACAGCAGCATCGTAAGCACTTTTGTAAATATTTCCGCTTTCATCAAATATATTCGCAGTTGGATCTTCTATAGCCCATTGTCTTGCAAGCTCTACAGCCATTCGTTCCAACGAAGCACTTCGCAAATCAGAAGACGTATACGATGAGAACCCGCCGCTATAAAACGCACCTTTCAACATTCCTTCGTGCAAATTATCGTTAATGGTTTTAAGCTTTATATTTAACTGTTCGAACTACGCAATTCCTTGTTCAACCGTTTTATTATATTTTTGCTCATACTGGTTTCTTAATTCCAAATTCAGCGGATCATTCTGAATATCTTGTATCAATGAATACTCAGCACTATTAACTTTTTCCAATAAATCATACCTTTCTTCTTCTTTTGATTTATAAGTTTCCTATGCCTCCGTAATTAATTGTGCAGATTTATAAAGTGCAACCATTTCTGGCGTTAATTCACTATTAATTACACCGCCGAGCTTCTTAAAATTATCATATAAAGAAGAAGATTCGCCTAAAGCTTCAAGCATCTATGCTCTATATTCTTTTTCAGCCTTATAATCTTCTGCCGTCCATTCACTTCTGTCTTTGCTTGTTAATTCTTCAGCCGAAGTAATTGCAGATTCTACTTTCTAAGTGGCTTCAAGTTGCTTCTTAGCTTCATCTACACGAGCGCGACGAGCTATTTCTTCTTTGTGAAATTCGTTATAAAATATCTTACCAATGCCTTGTCCAATTAACGGACCAAAAATATTTCCGAATAACGGACCAACAACAGGAATTGCAGATATCAAACCAGTTGCAACACCAGAAGCGACACCCGTTACTGCTTTATCTGCACCACTCGTAAAGTCACCATAATTAGCAGTCATTCCAGAAGAAATTCCAGTTGCCAATCCAGTTATAGCACCACTTATTATTCTTGTTTTTCTTAAATAATTAGTAGATTTTTTATTTTTTTTATTTATATTATTTTGATTAACAGGAGAGTTATCATCTTGCTTCGTATCATCATACGTATCTTGTGGAGTAACTTTATCTTTTTTATTATTCAATAACCAAGATTTTATAGCCTCAACATCTGACTTAATTTGATCGGTATTTAAAGCTGTTTTATCATCTGCGGTATTTTCAAAGCTACCAACACCAAGTGCGCTCCTTTCCGCATCTGAAAGCTCGTCATCTTTATATCCAATACCTTTTTTATATTGGCCAAGCTACTTTAAGCTTTCTTCTTCAAATGTTTTTCCACGTCCAAAAACGGATCTGATAAACCTTCCGCCGGAACTTTTATCACCAAACAACCCTTTAATCTACATTCCAAGAGTTGGAAGATGTCTGGCTGTCATTGAAGTCAATAGTGCAACCATATGTGGCAGTAGTTTATCAATCTTTTCAACAACAAAAGCAATTGATTTAAAGAAACCTTTTACAAAACCACTTGCTTTAAGTTTCTATGTAAATCCTTCCCAAGCAGTTTGTATTCTTTGCATGGAAGTTGCAATACTATCCATAACCGCAGCATATTTCTCATCTGCCGTACCAGAAGATGCACGAGAAGATTCGAGGGCGGTCTAATAGGTATTCCACCCCTCCATAAGGCTGACAAACGCGTTGCGTTGTCTAGTTTTAAATGTAAATATGATTCATAACATCATACTAAAAATTTATTATTTGTTTTTTATTTTTAATTATTTTTTAAATATTCTCTTATCATTTCTAATTTTTCTGGGTAAAAATTAGAAACAAAGTCTAAAAATTGTTCGGGTGTATTATTCCCAAACCCGTATAATGAATGGAATCTGACATGAATTTCTTCTGTTAATGGGACACCAAGAGGATGTTTAGAAGCTATCTGTCTATATTTATCAATTATCTTATCTCTAAAGTTTTTATCACATTGACATATATCAAAATCATCTGGAAGATTAAAATATTTACCAACTTCATCAACCATTAAATTTCTAGAATATAAATGATGGACATCTTCAAACTATTCCTAAGATAAAATACATAATTCACCCCAATTATCTATGCTTTCTTTTCTCCAAGAATTTTCATGTCTTGCGATAAAATGGTTTAAACTAACATAAGAAGTTAATATTTCTAAATTTTTACGATAATAACCAAGGGCGTTTCTCTATGTTTTTATACTTCCCGCTGCGCGATGTAAAACTTTCCCCATTTCCTCATCTGTCATTTGCAGATAATTATCTCTAATAAAATTATTATCTTCTTCACGATAGGCATATCCCATACCACCAGATAAACCAAGTCTAATAATTCTATTAAAAACAGACTGTTTTGGCTTATTTGGAAATAATTTTACGAGCTACCATCTAAACATTTTATAATAATTATCTATTAATATCTGATCTTCTTCCTTTGTCCACTTCTTTCTCTTAACTACACCCAATTTATGAGCTTTCGATGTAACAGAATATATAGTTCTATTTGGCATATATTTTTTGCAAAATTCATCAACGGTTTTACATTTATCATAAAAATTTTTAATTAATTCTATCTCTTCTTCTGTATAATCATCGAAATCTCTTTTCAAACCAAGGGATGCAGCTTTACTATAAATTTGACTTTTATTAAATTGATTATCAAAATGAGAAATTATATCTTCCATACTTTTAATAGAATAATTATTTTTTAACCAATCATTGTCTTCATAAGTAAAAACAAAATTATCCTAATTAATTCTATTTCTTATAATATTAAGTCTCTTTAAACCAAAACTATTTGCTCTTCCTCTAATAGTTTGAATATCAATATTTGGGAATCTGTTTTCTAATTCCTGCAAAGAAACATAAGAATAATTATCCTTTAACCACTAAATATCTTCATCCGAAAACAATCTTGGAGTTACAATATTTCTAACAATTTTAAGAGAATTTGCTTTTCTTTGTATTTCGCCCCAATTATATCTATTTAATGTTGACAATATAAACTATTTATCTCCATCTGGATAATTTTCTCTTAAAAATTCCTTTTCTTCTTCTGTCCATTTTGGCTCGATCTTTCTTCTAATAATTTTATTTTTTCTTGCTTTTGTACAAATTGCACACCAAGTATATGGTAAATTTTCAAGCAATTCTTCTTTTGATTTAATTGGATAACTTACCTTTAAATAATTGATTTGTTCTTCCGTCCATTTTTGCATCTTTATGATGATCTCCTTTAAGTTTATTTTTATCTCTCATATATTTGTAAAATTGAATAGATTCTAATAAATCTTCAGATTTTTTAAATCTCCAATGCTCTTGTCCATTTTTATCGAACCAGCTCTCTTTATCAAATCCCAGAGTATAAAGAAAGTTACAAACACGTACTTGAGAAACATTATAATATTCCATAAAAAATCTCCTTAAACTTATATCTTATTTTTTATTTTAAAACAAATAATAAATTTTTACTTACGCTTTCACGTAAGAACAGACCATTTCTTAATCGCATTAAATACGATCACACCGTTTCCATTTAAGGGGTTCTCACCCACGCCATACATTTGCGCCGTACTCTTATAGTGTATCTCTACACCCCTCATCGGGAGATGGTCGTTGAACGTTCTCCATATAAAATAATATTTTTATTTAGGAGCTTCGCTGCAGATCTACCAATTTTTCCGTTGTCAAACCATCATAACAAATTTCTTCGTTATTGTGGTGGAAAACTCTAAGGTTTTACCTGCAATTAAATGTGTACATTGTATATCCATTACGATATACACAGGCACTAATTTACCTGCCATAGCCGTAGCAACAGCATTTTGTTCAACGTCGTTTAAATTATCCCATTTTTCCGCCAAATCATCAAGAACTTCATCGAAACCGCGCATCTCGGTTGAAGTTGAACGAATTGAAATACCAATAGCATTTAATACCTTTTCAACATCGTTAAGGCTTTCAGAAGTGTCTTCACCATCTTCTGCCATCCCAGAAAATACGCCAGCCTTAACATTGCCATATCTAGCCAAAATTGTTCTTAGCGCATTACCAACACTACCAGCATCTTGTTGCGTAATATCAATAATGGTAGTAAGCATTGCCGCTGTTTGATCTAGATCAAGATTTGCAGACTTAGCAACAGCTGCTGTTCTTGACAATGCGGTGGCAATATCACCAGCTGTAGTTGCATATTCGGCATCAAGTTTCGTAAGTTTATCAACGATTTCCGCAGATTCTGTTGCTTGGAGATTGAAACCTTTAAGAACAGCTGTCAACGATGTCGTTGCGGAACTCATATCCATAAAACCAAGGCGAGCAAGTTTTACAGAAGAGGTGATCAAATCAACAGATTCGCTCGCGCTATAACCTTGACGCATCCATTCGCTAGCAGATTTTGCAACTTCGGTTGTTGTCGTACCAAGTTCTTTTGCGAGTTTATTATAACTTGTCATCAAAGAAGTTGTTTCGCTAACATTCGCACCAGTTACAATACGAATATCCGTCATTGCTTCATCAAGTTTTAAGATATTTTGATAAACATTTGCAATTTCTTTTTGAACTTTATTTAAAATACGGGCAGCTACACCAAAATCTGTAATTCTCTGGAAGGCTCTCTTGATGTCATCGCCCATAAGGTCGAATATATTACGCGCACCTTTATCTTTTGTGTACATCGCAGCACGTTTAACAGAAAATTGCCCTTGCAAACCAGATTCAATAAGAGCGGCATCTTTATCGGTAACAGCCTTTCTCTTTTCTTGAGTGGTTGCTTGTGCTATTTTTAATTGCTGTTGTGCAGCATCTATGAGTTCTTGTTGTGCTTTTCTTTCTCTACCAGAAGTTATATTCGATTTACGTCTTGCATCATCAATTTGTAATCGATAACTAAGCTCTGTCCTTAAAGCTTTAGCATATTCTTGATTATCTCTTTTTCTTTGAGCTTCAGCTTGTTTCTCTTCTTTTTGCCTCTGCTTTCCTTCTTTCTCTTTTTGCTTATCTTCGTTGGATTTACCTTTTCGACCACTACCAGAAGTACTGCCGCCGCCAGTTGGAATCTCTGGTGCCATACCACCACCAGAAACGGGTGGCTATTGTTCCATTATCTCAACAATCTTTCCAGTATCTTCTTTAATTTGTTTAATAACATCAAGTTGGGGTGTTCCACGTTTACCGCTACTTTGTCTTTTTTGAACTTCTTTTAAAGTTCTGCTTACTATCTTATTTTCAGAATCAACTGTTATACCAGTTTCTTTATATCTTTTGTTTGGATCTAAATCCCCGCCTTGACCAGCTGGGTAGACCGGAACAGGACCACCAGAATATGGGATATTCCCAGAAGGTAGATTATTTTGCAAGCCACGCGCAGAAAGTTGTTTTGCAGATAATTTTCGTCCAGTTCTGGACCATACATAAACACCATCTTTCAAGATAGGTTTATTTTCTTCTTCTGAAGTTTGCCTCAAAGCCGTATCTGTTTGTGCGATATTTTCTGCTTGTTGAACGGCACTATCAATAGCATTATTAACAATATTTTGCGCAATTTCTTTAGAAGATTCTTCAACCTTTTTAGATTCTTGATCAATCGTCTATTTCTGCTTCTATTGCGTTTTTCTATTGTTTTTTTTACTATTTTCATTTATTTCATTTGCAAGCGAAAGCATATCTTGAACCATATATCTAATATAATCATTAAATGCTTCTACCTGCGTTTTATAAGCAGCTTCAAATTCTTTTTGTTTTTTATCAATTTCCTAATAAAGATTATCTTGACTATTTTCAAATTCTTCTTGCAATGGTGATCCTTCACCATAAAACCCACCAACACCCATGGCTTCGTGCAAAACCTTAAATGAATCTAGTTCGCTTATATCATATTGACCATTTATATATTTCTAAACATCTTCAATACTCTATGCGGCAGTATCTTCAACAGCATAATCTACCTTTTCTAATGCAGAATTTATCGCCTCTTCATTTAATCCTTTTTGTTTGCCGAGTTCAGATATCTTTCTTTTAAAAAAACCAATTTCATCTTCCGCTGTCGATAATATTTCATCGGCAATCTAATCTTTCATGTCTGAAATATATTTATTATCTACAGAAGTCAATGTTTTTATATTGGATCTTTGCTTTGAATATTCTGGTCTTAATTCATCTTCTTCGTATCCAAGCATTTTACCGGTGAGCATTGATACTAAAACAGAATAAGGAATTGACTTTTGTTGTTTAAAAAAATATTTTCCCCAATCACTATATCCGGATTTTACTTTATCCAATAATCCGGCCTATTCAATCAAATAAAGCATATTTTTAAGTTTTGATTCTTCGTTAGAATCATCTCTTAAACTCCGATATGCGAATTCATATTTCTCTTGTTCCGTACCATTTTTAGGGAAAGCGGCTAAAAGTTCCTTTGACCTTAAATATCTATCTAAATTTTTTGGATTTGTAGCTTTTAAAAATTCTTTTGAAACTTCCTCGACGTCTCTTCCCTCTAATTCTGGATTCCTTTTAATTATTTCTTGTGTAATTCTATCGACTTTATTTGAATAGTCTATAATTCTTGCCAATCTTCGTGCTGCAACAGGAACCATCTAAGATGCAGTTTGAGCATCTATATCCTTTCTATTATTAGAAAAATCATTAATTAATCTATTCTCATCCTATTCCTATGCTAGTTCCCACCAATCTTTATTATACATATTCCTGGAAGCTTTTTTTCTACTTTCAGAAGTACTCTCTCTAGGAATGAATGTCCATACTCCATCTTCACTAACTTCCCAAGAACCACCTATATCTTGAAGATAATAATTACTATCTTCTTTATTCGCAATCATCTAATCATATTGAGATTTATATTTTTTTCTCAATTCATCACTAGAACCAATTGTATACCAAAAATTACCATTGCTTTGTCCGAATAACAATCTCAAAAAATGATTTTTGTCCTCTAAAGATAATGAGCTAATCATATTCTCCATATCTTTTTGATCGCTTTTTAACCATTTTTTTAAAGTTTTGCCATTCCAATATGTTACGGTTTTTTCTGACCCGGTCACATCGGTATACGTTCCGCTAGTAACGCCGCCAGTATATCTTCCTGGAACTTTAATATTCGATCTATCACCTTTGCCTTCATATACATCCGTAAGAGCCTATATTAAAGCCATATTTTCTTCCCAACTTCCAGTAGATATATCGTATACCATACCAGCAGTATACTGATTTAAATTCCTATCTTTTGTAACTGGAAGATGTACGATTTGACCTTTAACATCTTTTAATTTATTTCCAGAAGCAGCACGCATCGCATTAGCGTTAATTGCTGTTTGAATTAAATTATGAATAGGATTGAATTCAGAAGTTGTTTTGTAATCCCCAATCCTGTCATACATATCTCCAGTCTTCGTCCAGTCTGTAGCACCGGCAGCAACATATAATTTTCCATTATGAATATAAGCAAAAGCACGAGCTGTTTCTGCTTGGCCACCAGTCATACCAGCAGAAATTCTCATCTTATTCATTTCTTGCGCTCTTCTAAAAGCTTTTTTGAAATTATTATCTGTAATAAAAGATGAAGAACCAACAAGCGTTCTTAATTCTTGCAAAGAATTTTTATCTTTATTCATTTGAGTATAGATTTTATTTAAAGATTCTCTCTCTTTGTTTAAATCAATAAATCCTTTCTCCTATAACTCAAGAAGTTTGTGAATTTCAGTACCAACATGCGCTTTGTTCATACTTTGTTCACTAAATTTCTTCACATCTTTTAATCTTTGCTCTAATTTTGTTTTTTCTTCACCAGTAGATGTTTTAATTTTCTTTTCTAAATCATTTATTTCTGCTTCAAAACTTGCATAACCAGTTTCCATTAAATGCGCAAACTGTGTAGCTGAAATAACAACTGCATTTTTGCTTTTTAAATATTCCTGAACTTTTTTATCAAGAGCAACATATGCATGCTTTCCAAAATCAGTATCAAGTTTAACATCGAATGAAACACCTTGAACGCCTTTTTCTATTTGCTTGATAATATCATCAGAATTTAATTTAATTTCAATTTCCTTTTTATCCGCCATTATTGCTTCCTCCTTAATTTGTTAGAAATATATTGAATAAACTCTTTTTGAATAAATTCCACTATTCCCTTATAAGTTCTATCAATAATCCAAGATTCTTCTTGTATCGAAGATATAGACAACATCCAATATTCATTTAAAGTTTTAACTTCTTTTGTAACAAACCCATCGTAATATTGTTTGTTTAAAGGAATACTATGTACAGATTCACCTTCGGAATCTTTCCAAGCAATTTTATCTTCATCTATATATATTTTACAAGAAGGAGGATTAATATCATATACTACCATAACAGCAGACAACATTTCCTCTAATGGAACGTAATTTCCTTTTAACGCCGAAGTATTTATCCTATAAACTTCTTCTATATTACTTTTGAAAATTCTCTCAAGATTTTCAGTTAAATATTTTAAAGCATCTTCCAAATCTTTTTTATTTAAAGATTTTAATAACCCTAAATCAAGGTGAACATCTTTCTATGATAAAGCCATAGGATAAACCTCCTTTTTATTATTCCTTTTCTTCGTTTTGTTTTTGTCTCTTATATTCTTCAACGGCTTTCGCAATATTTTCTTGAATTGAATTTTTAACAGTTGCCGTCATCGGATCTACAAAATCAACTACTTTTGCCAAATTTGCAATAATTGACGGATCGATATTTGTTCTCGTTTCATTAACTTCTTTTGTCAATCTATCTAATGCTTCGGTATCAACACCATTAAGCGCATTAAACAATTCTTTTAAATTCGAGAAATTCAACATCTGATAAACCATTTCTTTTAAATGATTATAATCGTCTCTGCAAAATTCCAAAATATAATCTGCAAGACCAGACATCCAAATTAAATCATAATAGCCATAATCTTTTAATGCTGAATCAATCATCAAATCAATGTTGGTATACGCCATCAAAGCATTAAAAGTTAAAGAAAGTTCGAGTGCGGAGCAATAACCATATAATTCATCTCCATAACTTTCAATAGATGCCAAAACTTTTGTTAAAACATCTTCTTTAAACAAAAGCGGCAACATTTTTCTTACCACAAGTTTTTGCTTCATATTTTCAAAATTGTCGATATTTTCTTGTTTTGTCGGATCATTGAGATAATCTGAACAAATATCCAAAACATCAGTAATCTTTAAATTCTCTACGCCTTCCATAACCTTTAATCTCCTTTTTATTCTTCGTTGTTTTCTTCTTTTTCATTAAGCTTGTCGAAAAAGCTATTCAACGACTCTGTTTCACTAATATTAGAATAATACTTAACCATCTTTGGATCTGCCCATCTAAATATAGACTGAACAACATCAATAGGATAACCAGCGAGTTCCAAAGCAGTTGAAGTTGTATGTCGAACATTGTGCGGAAAGAAATCTTCTCCAAGGTAATTTCCGATTGTTCTTGCAAACGAATTGATTGTGGCAACATTTGCCTGCTGGTAAGAACCATCGTGATATGCGACAAACATCCATTCGCTCTTAATGCCGAGTTCTTCTCTTTTTTGTTTCCACAATTCAATATAATAATCAAGCGGAACTAAATTTCTAAAAATAATTCTTGTTATAACTTTTCCTTCTTTCCCGCTACCCTTTGTCCTAATTAGTCCAGATTCATAAGCCAACCCTTTATATACTATTCTTTCTTCAGTAAAATCACTCATCTTCATTTGAACGACTTCGCTCTTTCTCATACCACTTCCAGCCAAAACAGCAAGACAAGCGGCAACTTGATATTTCTTCGCTTCTTCAAGTTTCACCAAACATTCTTTGATTTGATCCATTGTTAAAATAGGTCTTTCTCTTACAAAAGTTTTTTTTATTGGCTCAAGCACTTTAACAATATTTCGAAACGTAGGATACTCTTCATCCATAATTCTTTCAATAAAATTTGAAAGGCTGCTCAAAACAGAACGTAATGAACAAACTCTGTTGGAGCTTACTTTCAAATCGTTTGAAAGATAGCCAAAAAATTTAATCAGTTCTCTTTTCTTTAAATCAACAAAAAACTTATTTTGATTATGTTTTTCATTCCAACAAAAAAATACTTTTAACTGTTCATGATATTGATGAATTGTTTGAGGGCTTTTATTGACCGATACGAGATATTCAACGAACTCGTCAACCAACCCTTTATTTTCTTTAGAAACGCTGTCCCAATTATCGGTAAGACCAGCGTTATATACGGTAGTGCGTTTTCCCATATCATTCGCCCTCCTTTACTATTTTTAATGAATTTAATTTATCTATATAATTGAGCAATTCCTGCTTCTTTTTTTCAGATTTAAATTTTTTAATATCCTTATTTATGCTCTTAATCTCTTCTGTAATGTCCTTATTCCACTTCCTATCGACGAGTGTAAGCGTAACCGCCAAACTATCCGTGATATCCAAAGGAAGCCCGGAGAAATTATATTCGGCACATAAAAAGGATATTTTATTAGCAATATCTTCCTTAGTAGGTTTTTCTATTCCAGTAAGCTCTTTGAAATAAGCTTTTACGGAAACAGAATGAATTCCGTCATAATCATAAAATTCAAAACCACAGTTGCCACAAGCTATATCCAAAATAGCGTGAACTTGCGCCAAGGCTTGTAAAGTAGATATTGTTGAAAACCGACCATTTTGTGTCGGTAATTTTTCTTTGATAACAAAGATTTTCTTTTTGTCGAACTTAGAGGAAAGTTCGAGCAATAAATGCTCGAACTCCTCGTAAAGTCCATACCAATAATTTTCTTTTTCCTCTCCGATAATCATTCCAGTAAGAATTACGGTTTTATCGGAGAGGCTATAAAGTGAATACCCTGTATTATGCTTTGCCAAATCAAATGACAAAACATAATCATATTCATTTATACTTTTATTAAATTTAACCATAGTAATTCTCCTTTTATCTTTTATTTGTTATCCGATAACAGTTGTTGAAGAACCGCAATCTAATTCAAAAATTACATCTGTATCGATTTCGATTCTAGGCGTAACAGAAGCCGTGCCAGTGACTTTAAGACCATTCCCAGCAGCAACAGAAGTAACGGTACCTACATTCGTCGTATAACCAAGAGCTTTTACCTCATCAAGAGTGCACTTAGAATCCGCTGTTTCTTGCGCGGTAGCGGCTGCATCCGCAGCTGCACCAGCAGCATTAACACCAGCCTAAGCAAGCTTTCTTGCACCACGAATTGTTTCTTTAGTAGCTGCGTCCTCTTCTGTGCCAAGAAGTGCAGATTTCGCATCGTCAACATAAGTTTCTTTTGCGTAACCTTCAAGGTCTTTCGCTTCAAGCTTTTTGTTAAGCTCAGTATTAAGAGCCTCGGTTGTCGTATATGCTTTTAAAGCTTCTGTGATTTTACCATCAGCAGCGGTTCCAGCCTCTGCAATAGCTTCCGTTTTAGCGGTAGTAATCTTGCCTTCGAGCTCTGTTTTTGCAGTAGAAAGTTCGTCCTCGACGGCTTCTTTCGCTTCTTTTACAGTATCATTAACGTAAGTTTTTGTAGCATGAGAACCTTCATCACCAAGCTCAATCCACTTCGTTCCATTGTAAACATATTCCTTGAAACCAAAAAGACATACGTCACCTGCATTAAATGTGGTGTGTCCTTCTACCGTTGCGCCGCTCTCACCAACAGGATCTGTTGTTGAAGTTCCAATAAAGTGCATTGCACCAGTAAGTCCCTCAAGGTCTGTATTGATTTGCTCAATAGCTGCCTTGTTATCATCCGCTGTCTTCTTTACAGCAGCAAGAGCTTTGTCATTGTATTCTTTATATGTTTCAAGAGAAGCAGCAGCATCTGTTCCAGCTTTCTTAGCCTCGGCTAAAGCACCTTCAACTGTCTTTGCTGTAAATCCTTCGATGTCGATTGCTTTATCTTGCTTACCGCTAACATCAGTAATAACTGTGCCAAGGTCTACAACACCAGCCGCATCGGGGGCTTTGGTAGCCCCACCGTTCATCTTAACGCCAGTAACCGTACCAACTTTTCCAATACCTTCGTATCCAGTATCGGAAACCGTAGGCCAAAGCGCATTGATTGTCGTTTTGTCTGTACCAATTGTTACGTGTGTACCAGCTTTAATAGGATTTTGTTTTCCTTCTGCAGTTGACTTTACAGAATTAATTGTTTCTTCATACCCATCATATTTAGCAACTTTTTCAGCCGTAATCCCAGAACCAAGAACAGCAGCGGCTGTCTCACTTAATTTAAGACTAACGGTTGAGCCAGCTGCTTCAAACGAAAAGTAAGTATCGTCGCCGCTTACGGTAAGTTCACCTTTTAATCCATTAAGCGACTTAACAACAGAATCTGCACTAATAAGACCTTCTCTAGCCGCATCAATAATCGCTTGTGGAGTAGCTGCTTTAGCCCAATCATAAACATCTGCGGCAAGAGCACTTGTCCAATCGAGTTCGTTAAATGTATGCTCACCGTCACCTACTTTAAACATAATAGGAGGTAAATGTTTATTAGCAATATCTTTTTCACCAATTTGAACAATGGCAACTTCACCCTTATTTAATTTGAATTGGTTAGCAGTACTAGACCAATTTGCCAATGTATCACATTTTAAAGAAATTCTTGTATTAATTTTTTTAATCTCTGCCATAAAAATACCACCTATTTATATCATTTCGTAGCAGTTCCACACTGCAAAATCAACGTATCCCCTTCTGTTTGTTCAAGGAGATTTACATTTACAGCTTTAATCCCAAGTTTACCCTCTTCACTTACTGAAAGTTGGGTTTCCTCGATAGATTTAACAAGAGCATCTGGAATAGTAATATTTACAGATTTGTCTTCGATTGGAAGTGCCTCACCATTAACTTTAACAGTGTCAATCTTTCCAGCCGCAGCAATATCTTCTGTTAATTTTGCAATCTTACCGAATACGGTATCTTTCTCAGAAGTATCTTCTTTTAAACCAAGATCTGAACGAAGTCCTGTAATCGCAGTTTCATTTGCGGTAATCTTTTGAAGAAGAGAAGCATCTTCGGATGTTCTCGTAGCAACTTCTTTTGCAATACGAGCATAAAGGCTACCATCCGCAGCAGCTTCATCAGAAGCTGAACCAACTGATGTTTTTAAACCATCGATTGCTGTGTTTGAAGTTTCAAGGTCTTCTTGACTTGCTTTCTTACTAATTTCTGTTTCAAGAGCTGTTTTATCAGAAGATTTTAAATAATCATCTTTAATAGCGGTAACTTCAGCAGATACAGCGTTCAAAGCCTCTGTTGTTGCCTTTTCAAGCAAGCTTGATTTAATCTCGTTCTCTACTCCAGTTGCACGCGTCGTTTCTTTGTCAACGGCAGAACTTACCGCAGAAACTTCTTCTTTGGTTGCATAACCATCAAGACTAGGATGATCAACTTCCAAATCAGACAATTCGTAGAAATAACCATTTTCATCAGCTTCATCAAGAACCGCAGAAACCCATTGATCTGATACTTTTTTCGCCTTGAAGTAAATATTATCGCCAAGATTAAATTTACCTTTTGTTTTTACATCAGCAAGATATGTTTCATCTGCTTTATCTTGATAAACATACGCTGTTTTCTTTCCAGCAATTTTTTCTTCTACTTGCGTCTTATTATAATAATTGTCAGCAAGATTCTTTACATCTGCATCAATCGCCGCTTTATTTTCTGCTTCCGCATCGAGTGCGCGTTGTCTTTCTGTTTCGAGTTTTCCCTCAATACCATCAACAATCGCTTTGTCGGCTGCACTATAATTATTATCAGAAAGGGCTTTATTACCGTCTTTCTTCACATAAGTTGTTTCAAGCGCATCTAATTTTGCTTTATCGGCAGAACTCATCAAACCATCTTTTTCCGAGGTTGCAAGAATAAGTTTACCTTCAATTGTCGTGCAACGAGTTTCCAAAGCACTTACTTTCTCAGCAAGTTCATCAGCACTAGAAGCTTGACCAAATTTTGTAAGAGTTTTACCAGCATTAATCTGATAAAGACCTACACCAACATCTGCGTCTTTAACAATCAAAAGTTGACCGATATAATAAGCACTATCAGCACTACCAACTTCCGCAGCGCCGGCAGCAGCATTTACAGCATCATTATAAGTTTCAAAATAGCTATTAGCATCAAGAGGGAACGCGGAAGTTCTATTAAAGCCAACAGCGAAATTTAATTTACCAAATTCCATCGACATAGTTCACTTCCTCCTCAACCCAATGTTACAGCCCAATTGTTTGCTTTATCACAAGCGGCAGCATTGTCCTTATAATATACGTTATATTCCTTTGCGGCATAGCCATTTGCGCCTTCAACATTTACAGTTGTTTTTGTGAAAGCACTAAGAGCTTCCGCATTAAGACCATTTACGTCTTTAATTGATGTACAAGTTCTAGGAGCGGGAACAGCAATGATAACTCTCATTGCACCAACAGATTCCGCAGCGTTGAACGTATTTCCAGCCGTGTTTGTTTTACCAGATTTGCCACTAAGTGCACGAATAGCCGCGCTATCAAGTGCTGCAGTTTTATCTGTAACAGAACCATAGAAGCTGTTTCTATAAGCTGTAATAGCTCCAGAAGTCGCTGTTTTTGTACCAGCCGCAATTTGTTTCGCGGAAATTTCCGTACCAATGTTATTCTTAGGAATAGCACCAGCATCGTGCGTAATCGAAGCAGACAACTTATAATTCATACCATCGACAACTTGAATCTCAGGAAATGAACCAGTGGCAGTTGTTTGTGCATCATGACCTTCTACACCGTCAGTTACGCTATAAGTCTTGGCAACAATCCCAGTTGCAGGACCATAAGTATAGGAACCAGCGGTTAATGATGCCGTATATGTAGGTGTCACTTTTGTACCAGCTTCTTTAGAGCCAGCTTCATTCAATTTAACGCTGGCTACTGGATTTGTAACGGAGGGATCTTTTGGTTGTGCAAGAACAGATTTCGTTACTTCCGTAAGATTCTTATTCTTTGCAGCAATTGTACCAGAACCAGACGAAGGAACTTGAAGAACACCAATATTAGCAGTATAAACCAAATCTTCAGTAAAATATACGTTATCGGCACTATAATTGCCATCCATAGCAATCCAGCCGCCGACATCATTAGAATAGGCATAAGCCGTATATTCCCAATGCCCATCACCAATAACTTTTCTTACGATACAAACATCACCATTTCTAGCATCGCCAAAATCAGTATAGGCAGCGATTGCTTTTTTAATCGCTTGCTGATCCGTATCGTCTTCTGCTTTTTCAATATCCAAATATCTGTGTTCGGATTTTGAAATTTGTCCCTTGATATCATTGGCATATTCAAGGTCTTTAAATAAATCTTTACCATTACCAATCTTAAACAAACCAGTATCATTTTCGATACCAATTTCTGCTTGTTTAAGAATTAGTGTGGAAGAAGCCCATTCTTCTGCTGTACCATTTCTTAATTGAATAATGGTATTCAG